TCAACACTCTATAACGGAAAACTGCATGTTCCGGTAGGTATCCGTCCGGGCGCTGTGCCACACCACTCCGTACTTGGAAAGATATGCGGTAGTGGTCTTTTGGCTGCCGGGGCGTTCCGGATCCGGATAGGTAAAGGGGAACGATCCGCCGGTGGGCAGCACCGACAGCAGATACCGATACTGCCTGCCGGTCAAATGGCTGTAGGAAAAATTCCAGACCCCCACCTTGCGGCGCGCTACGATCCGGTGCATAAAGCCGCTCTCGTCCCGACCGGACTGGGCGCCGTCCAGATCCTCAAAGGACATTTCCATATCCCCGTCCGGCGCCACCAAAGGCTTTCCGTCCAATAAAAACAGTTCCGTCAAATTTAGTTCATCCATATGCTCTCTTCCTTTCCTATAAAAAATCCCACCGATATTCACTTATCAAGGTGCATTCCCTCTCCGGGGCATTCAAATTCCGATTTGTAGAGGTGTTCCGTACATGTCATTTCGAGCGCAGCAGCGTAAGCTGCAAGTCGAGAAATCCGTAATCTTCATTAGGATAACGGATTTCTCCACGCGGCTTCGCCTTGGTCGAAATGACACAGCAAGAACGAAACTGCTCCATAAACCGGGGGTTGTTGAACGATGGCGCATTCTACATTCCTAATACACACTGCCCCGCATCAGGGCAAGGCGGTCGTTGTACCGCTGGGCGGCCTGGCCGATTACCGAGTCCCCTACCCGGATCTGACCCACCTGGGTGCGCAGCAGCTGCAATTCTGCCACAGTGGCGTTAAAGCCCGCCTGCAAGGCGGTCAGCTGATCGCCCATCACCAGCGCCACCGCCTCCTGGATGGTGGCAAGGGGCGCTTCGATGTTAGTGCCGTGCTTTTGGTCACCTACCATCGCCAAAAAGGGCTTGTTTGCCGGCAGCACAGCGCCCTTGGCAAGATATGGGATCTGTGGCACGCTGATTGTCTTTAGCCCCACAAAGGGCATCAAATCAAAGATCTGAATGTTGCGGATCTTTCCCAACGCGGCATTGATGCCGTCAAAAGGAATCCTTACCACCGTGTTGATACCGGCGATCAGCGCATTTACGATCTTCTTAAATGCATTCAGAATTCCATTTTGAATATTCGTAAAGATCTCACCGGCTACAGAAAACACCGAAACGATACCCTTCCAGGCTTTTTCGAATACATTTTTGAAGAAGCCTGCCACTTGCGAAAACACCCCTTTGACAGTTTCCCAAGCCGTTTTTGCGCCGCTCACAAAGCTGTCCCACACACCGCTGAGCAAAGCACCCAGCGGTTCTATGATCACGGTCTGTATCCACGCCCAAGCCCCGGACAGCACCGCCATCACCGCTTCCCAGGCAGCTTTTATCACCTCGTAACAGCCGGTAATGATCACGCCGATGTTATGGAACACATCCTTGACGGTGTTCCATATACTGCCAAACAGTTCCGCGATCCATTGGGCCATTTTGTTCCATTGATCCACAACCGGCTGTATGATGACCTGCTGCAGCCAGTTCAGCAGTTCCTCCCCCAGCGGCGCCAGCTGATTCCATATATCCGTAAAGAATCCCGCCACACCGGCCACCATATTGCCCAGCCACTGTGTAAACTGCTCCCACGCCTGAGGAAGCACTTCCCCAAAAAACGTTTGAAACGCTGCGGAAATCTTGTCCCAGTTTTGTATGATTAAGGCAATCGCGGCAATTACAGCAGCAATGATTGCTGCTGCAATCGCAATCTTGGGGCCAGCTTTTGCGATCGCAGCACCAATACCGTCAAGCATACTCCCGATGTCTGGAAGCATGTTTGCAACCTTCAAATCTGTCAGAATACCGGCGATCCCTATTGCTCCATCCAACAAGGTAAGCACTTGATCTCCTACGTCTGCAAAGCCTTCCAACGAAAGGTTTTCACTCATTTCCTGTAGAGCTCTTGTAGTTTGCCGTAGTGCATGGGATAAAGCATCAACGCTCGTTTTTGCGCCTTCCATACTCTTTTGCAGCGTCTTGAATACCTTCCCTATTTCAGCACCAATGTCCTGAAATATTTTCTCCAACGCATCCGCTTTCTCAAGCAATTGGTCAAATGCTTTTTCTGCGGTATCTGTATCCAAATACAGTTCCAATTCCATTATTTCATTCTCATCCATTCTCTCACCCCCTTAATAAAAAGAATCCCACCGAACATCGGTGGGATTCTTAACTGTTATTTATTCTTCTGTTGGCTTCTTGCAGCATTCCTTCAAAAATTCGTATACTATTTGGATTTCTTCCAGATGCTTTTGGGTAAAGAAAAATAAGGTTTCCGAACCCATCGTTATTCCAAATTTCATACGTCTGTTCTGCCAGCCTCTTACCTGCAGATCTCCCCTGACGCCAAGGCTTGGCAAGCCCAAATATACATCAAATAAATCATCATAGGCAAAGGCATAGCGTGTTTGCGGCAACAGCGGCATTGTTCTGGTAATAATTACGCTGTCTGCCGTCAGTTCCATTTGACCCCCTACGCCTTTGTATACACCTATTGGCGCTTTGGCGAATGCCAGTTTTTCTTTTTTTGGCATTCTTTTTGCCACGGCCACGCATTCCTGAAGGAACTCACACACCTTCCAAAAAACCATATTGCCTGCAGCCGTGAATACTGTCGTTGTGACATCCCTCACAGCATCCCACGAGTTAGCCGGAAACGGCATTTGCTCATTGATGGAGCTGCGGATGCTCAAATATCCGCCGTGAGCATTTTCTGCTGGCTTAAACAGCACACTTTTCAATTCTTCGTAGCGCAATTCATATCCCGACTCTGTTTTTTCTTTTCTTATGATGACGCTTTTTTCTTTAATTTCCAGGCTATCTCCTGAAATACCTTCATACACACCCAGAGACGGAGCGGGGAACGCGTTTTCTTCCTCTCGGAAGCTTGCGCCCAAAGGGGCATTACAGTTGGGACAGCAGCCGTTTTCCGGCACAGTTTTCAGCAAGCTGTCACAATATGGACAGATCATGGCTTTCACTTCCTTTTGCTCCCATTATACGGTAGCAGGAAGGCGATTGCAAGAAGCTTTTTCCCACCGATATTCACTTATCAAGGTGCATTCCCTCTCCGTGGCGATCAAATTCCGATTTATCGAGCTAATTACTGTCATCCTGAGCGACCGAAGGGAGTCGAAGGATCCCCCTCGTAATAGGGGATTCTTCGTCGCTGCGCTCCTCAGAATGACAGAAGCCTCGTAGGGACACCGCTCCTGCGGTGTCCGCCCAGTCATGCGAACGGTTTTTTGCGGACACCCGAGGACGGGTGTCCCTACGATCTCGGTTCGAAACTGCTCCATAAATTGGGAGTTGTTGAACGATGGCGCATTCTACATTCCTAATACACACTGCCCCGCATCAGGGCAAGGCGGTCGTTGTACCGCTGCGCCGCCTGACCGATCTGGGCATCGCCGATATGAATGCCCAGCACCGCGCTGAGGATCCGCTCCAGCACCGCGGCGGTGGCCTGATGCCCCGCCAGGTTGCTTTGCGCCAGATCCTCCATGGTCAGCGCCACCGCCTCCTGGATGGTGGTAAGGGGCGCTTCAATGTTGGTGCCGTGCTTTTGGTCACCTACCATGGCCAAAAAGGGCTTGTTTGCCGGCAGCACAGCGCCCTTGGCAAGATAGGGGATGGTGGGGGCGGCGACCATTTTCAGAGAAAATCCGAAGGTCTCACCACCGAACTCCGGCACCCAATCCGGCACGGTGACCTTCATCTTGTTTAAGAGCTTGCTGACTCCGTTGATCGCGCCGGCGAAGCCCTCCAGCATGCTGTTCAGGAAGCCCACGATACCGTTAATGGCGCCCTTGCACACATTGCCCACCGTGTCCCAGATGCCGTTCCAGTTGTCCGCCAGGAAGCTGCCCACCGCCTGCATAGCGCTGCGCAGGCTGGACAGCAGGGTGTTGCAGGCATTGATGACCACATCGTCGATGGACCGGAAGCTCTCTGCAAAGCCCCGGCGCATTTCCTCCAGGGTGGGCGCGGACTGATTCCACAGATACTCCAGATCCACGCCCATTTTATAAAAGGTCTCCCGGATGGGGATGCTGCCGTCGCACACCGCATCCCGCAGGCGGGCAAACAGCTGTCCCAGCTCGGAGAAGGCGGTTTTGACCGTCTCGCCCAGGAACGCCACCACCGGCTTTGCCCGCTGCCAGAAGTCAAAAAAGCCGTCCCCCAGCGCCAACAGAGTCACATGGACCAGGCGGATGGCCTCGGCGACGGTCTTCAAAAACACCGGCGCGAATTCTGTCACCAGCCAGCTGATGAAGGGTACCAGTATCTCGTCCCACAGCCTCCGCAGGATCGGCCCGCAGCCCTCCCACAAGGCGGCGAGGGCATCCTTCAGCCGTTCAAATTCCCAGCGCAGGTCAGAAAGATCCAGGGTGGCAAAGGGGGCAAGCAGCTCCCGGATCCCGGCGGCGATCTGCTGGGCTTTTTGGGAGATATTTTGGGGGATCGTTGTGGTTTGGGTCGTGGTCTTGACACCGCTGCCGGTCGATCCCTGCAGCCGGTTCAGCTGATCGAAGGAGGCAAGGGTGCGGCGTACCGCCTTGCCGGTGGAAATCACCGTCTTTTTTACCTTATCCTGGGCTGCCTGCACGCCCAAAAGCCCGGCGATCACCCCCGCAAAGGTATTTGCCAGCCGGGTGACCCACCGCACCGCCTCGGTGATAAGGGGGATCACCACCGCCTGCAGCGGCGCAAAGGCATCGGCGATGGCCTTTTTCATCTGTCCGAAGGCCAGGCGCAGCACCAAAAGCTCCTTTTGGAGATCCTTCAGCTGATAGGTGGTTCGGGCAAAGGTCTCCTCCGGCAGCCGGATGTCTAAAATTATTTCTTGTTTGGTTTGCATGTTTCACCACCTTAGTCTATTTGCCCAGCAGGGCGTTGAGGCGGTCCTTCTCCCGCAGAGTGTCTTCGTCCTGGGGCGGACGCAGGTCCACCAGGCGCTTATTCTCCCGGTAAAATTCCTGCTCATGGGTCTGTAGCTTCTGACCCTTTCGCAGCTTCTGGCGGATGGATAAAATGGCGCTGAAGGTCCCGGGCGGCATGGCATGAAACCACCCCAGAAAGGTCCACCAATGGATATATTTGGCGGCCCTTACCTCCTGCCCTGCCGCCGCGTTGACGCCGGCAATGATGGCGCAGGCGTCCCGCTGCCAGCAAAACAGCGGCTCGCCGGGCGTCTCCTCCGCGCCGCACCGTAAAAATTCCCCCAAATATTCCATAGCCGCCTGCCGGTGGCAAAGGGGCACCGGTTGCCGGTAGAACAGCCGCAGCGCCACCAGCCAACGCAGCATTGGGGACATGCTCTCGTCTGCGAAAGCCCGGAAGATCTTCAGGATCACCCGAAAATCCGTGTTCAGATCGTAGCTGACCCCCTCCAGGGTGACCGTTTGGGGCAGCTGATACAGATCCGTCACAGCGCGGCTGCCTTGCTGTCGGCCAATCGGGCAGCGCCCTGCTCCAGGATCTTCTGCAGCGCCTCCAGCAGATTTGCCGCCACAGTACGGCCATCGCCGCACACCGCCAGCAGGCTCAGACCGCCCAAAGCCTTATCGATATCGTTGTCGCCGCCCAGCATCCAGTTCAAAAGCCCCTTGAGCTTTTCATCTGCCGCGCGAAAGGTCGTGACCGCGTCCCCGGACGCTGCCGCCAGTTCCTTCTCCAGCGCGGTGAATTTCTCCTGCGCCTCGTAAAAGCGGCTGTATAGGTTGGGGTCTGCCGGATTGAAGCGCAGCGCCCCCTGCCCGGGGATGCGGTAGGACACCACACCGGTGTCAAAGTTCAATTTTTCCATACTATCCTCCGTAGATCCCGATTTATCGAGCGAATTACTGTCATCCTGAGCGACCGAAGGGAGTCGAAGGATCCCCCTCGTAATAGGGGATTCTTCGTCGCTGCGCTCCTTAGAATGACAGAAGTTTGAAAGCTCCATAAATCGAAGTTTCGTTCTCAATTCCCCATTTTCGATTTTAATTGTTTATCCACCCCATGGGGTGGATAAACCGGGGTTTCTTCACCAAGAATTATTTTGTGTTCTTCAGGCTGCGGTAAAGGTGCGCGTTGTGATATCGAAGCTGCCCTTGCGCTTCGCGCCGGTGAAGTGCAGCTTGAAGGGGATCTGATAGCCGGTGGTGTCACCGCCGTAGGAGACCACCTCGATGTACGCCTCCTCGCAGATCGCCTCATAGCTGTCGCCCTCGCCCTTCCAGAGCTTGACCTCCACCACCTGGGTCTTCAGCTCCTCCAGCACCTTGCTGTCGTCGATGATCTCCTGCAGACGCGCAAACAGCGCGCTGCCCTCCTGGGCATAGAAAGGCTCCACAGAGCCGGTTTTTTCATAGCCGGAGATCACCACCGAGGATTCGCCCAGAATGTTCCGCTTCGTCTCCACCTGGGCGCTCAGCTCCGGAGAGAACTCCTCCAGATCCTTGCCCAGGCGCTCATACTGCGGCTCCTGCGCAGTTGCGGCGTTAATGAAATGAGCCAAAAATTTTCTTTCGATCTTACGCATATTCTTCCTCCCTTTCGGCATCCAGCCGAACTTCATACCATGCCAGGCCATCCCCGGCAGGCTTTGTCATTTTTCCGTTATGGACCGCAAAACGCGACCGATCCCCCAATTGCGGCGGCGCGGTGGCAGCCTCCAGCTGCAGCCGGCACAGCAGCGCCTCCGCCGCCTCGCCGGGTACAGCCGGGATCCGCAAAAGATAGCTGTAGCGGGCGGTCTCATGCACCGTTCCCAGCACATCCTCCCGCACGCGCACCGCCTGCCGCCCCAGGGGATACAGACCGCTGCGTCCTTCCTCCGGCGCACAGCTGTCCAGCCGGGGGCAGACCCCCTGCTTCTCCAGCCACAGCCGGATGATCTCCAATATATCCATCGTACCTCCCGGGGGACGGGAAACCCGTCCCCTGCAAATCGGATTTTTTAATAATATTTGATGGTGGGTTCTATTTGGCTTCCCAATGGGAGAAGCAGCCGTCTATGTAGTAGGGGGTAACCTCCTCCACCTGGGAAAGCCCCGGTACACAGTGGGGCAAAAAGACTTCCCAATCCACATTTTCCGGGCCAACGCCGTCCCAGACCCGGTCCCCGGGGGCAAGGGGGATCTCATGGGGCGCGATCAGGAGAAACTGCCGGCGGCGTGTTTCCCCGTCCCGCTGATCCCGGTAGCTGTAAAAGCAGCCCGTCAATACCCGGCGCTGCACCGCGCCGTCAGCGCGCCGGTACACCGTCACTGTCCGGTCACACAAGGGGTTGGGGAACATCACCCCACCCCCCGATACACTTCCAGATAACCCCCCAGGCTCTGGAGCAGCAGGCGCTGCAGCGGCTCCTTTCCCCGGTCGTAGCGCACGGAAAGGCTACCCGCCTGCACCTGCTGGCAAAACCGCTGTCTGCGGTAGCTGTACATAGTCTCAGCCAGGGCGCACAGCGCCATTTTCCGGCTCTCCGGTCCGTAGGACACCACGGTGCAGCAGCCCTCCAGCCAGTTCAGCCAGCTTTCCGCCCGCAGAAGCTGCTCACGGAAAGCGCCCTCCGGGATCACCGAGCCTGCATAGATATTCCGGTAAAAATCGTAGTCCGGCATCAGCTTTCACGGATCTGCACATTGCGCAGAACCGCAGCCTTTCTTGTATTTTTCAGGGCGATGCCTGCCACCAGTTCCACCTCACCGGTCTTGACGGCGCCGGGGGCGTTCAGGTCAGGCAGATAGGACACGATGACACCGCTGCCCTGGGGGCTGATGCCATGCAGACCGTCCAAGCCCAGGCACACCGCGTAAATGCTGGTGGCGCCGGCATTGGTCTTGATCACATCCTGGGTGGTCTCACCGTCGAAGTACTTGCCCATGTCCACCAGAGGGATGCCTGCATAGGTCTCCACGGTGCGGCCAAAGCCGTCGGTGGAGCGCTCATAGCAACCGGCGCGGCGGGCAACGGAGCGCAGCTTGATGAGCATTTCGGTGTTCATCATCAGCAGGTCGGGGGTGCCGTCCATGGCAGCGATGAGCATATCCAGCTCGTCCAGGAAGGCGTTGTAGTTGCTCTGCAGCTCCTCCTCGCTGACCAGAGAGATCTGAGAGGTCACCTCGGTATCGGTGTCGGACAGCAGCTTGTTCAGACCGTCGAAGCCCTCCACATCGCAATCGCCGTTGATGACCATGTTATGGAAGTAGTTGGCGGTAGCCTTGATCTTCTGCTCTGCCTGGAAGGCCAGCTCATCGGCAGCGCCGGAGGTGTTCTGCAGCACACGGTCCAGCTGGAACGCGCCGCCCATGATCACCGCGTTGGTGGTCAGCTGCTGACGGACAGCCTCACCGGGGGTGTACTCCTGACCGATCTGACGGACACCTGCCGTGGCAGGACTTTTCAGCTGGATGTAGCCGTAGGTCAGCGTGCTGCCGCCGGTGCCGGGGGAGATCACATTGTCAAAGACCATGCTGTCGAGCAGCACGGAGCTGCGGCGGAACATGTCCACCACCTGCTGATCTACCTTGTCGGCCATGCCGACCTTTGCTTCATGAAGTGTAATAGCCATAATTTTTCTCCTTTTCGTAAATAAATATTTCAAATCCCGATTTAGCGAGCATCTTCGTCCTTTCTCTGTCATTTCGACCGAGCCGCAGGCGAGTGGAGAAATCCGTTCTCTCAAAATGGGTATTACGGATTTCTCGACTCCGCTACGCTACGCTCGAAATGACAATACAAAATCCGCAACAACGCAATAAATCGGGCTTTGTCTTTTACTTTCTCATCCGCTCGCGCAGGGCGGAGGCCAGGGTCACGGGCTTTGCCCCTTGGGCGGTATCCGCGCCGGTGAAGGGCGCATACTGCGGGGGCGCCGCGCTTTCAAACAGCCAGCTGTTTTCCTTTTTCAGCGCCTTCAGTGCGGTGTCCAGCGCTGCGGAAGCATCCTCGCTTTTTTCAATGGCGGTCATGTCCAGCAGGGCGGTCACCGCCTTGAGATTTCTGCCGCCGTAGGCCCGCACAGCCGTCTCCACCATATGGGCCAGCTTCAGCTCCTGCAGCTGCTTTTGATGCGCGGTGACCACCTTCTCATGCTCCTCTGCGATGACCTCCGCCACCTCCGGCGCAATGCCTAAATTTTCCAAATATTCCTTGTCCATAAACTCTCCTTATCCATTTTCGCGGCGTTTTTCATTTCCCATTATTGGGGCATGTACTTTTCCCGGATATACTTGCGCTGCGCCTGGGTATCCGCCGGCAGATTGAACCGCCAGCCCAACGCCACCTCCGGCGCCAAAAGACCTTCGGCCACCATGGCTCGATAATCCTGCCAGCGTTTTTCCTCATCGTAGAGAACGCCATTGCCCCAATCGGCCGTCACCTTACCCTCGGCAGCTGCTACACCGTACACCCCCGCCAGCCACAGACACAGCGCCGCGGCTTTTTCCAGAGCCAGCTGCCACATAGCCTGCAGATCCATCAGGGTCAGGGCATGCTCTGTTTCGCTGGCGGTGATCTCCGTAGCGGTGCGCTGATCCAAATTGGCGTCGCACAAAAGTCCCCGCTTTATGCTTACCAGCGACTCGATGTTGCGCAGGTATTCCTGCTTCCGCTCCAAAAAGGACTGCTGCCGCAGCTGGGGCGAAAACACCGTGATGCCTACGCTCTGGGGGTCCTCATCCAGCCCTACGAACACATTGTCCGCAAGCGCGCCGTCCCGCAGCAGATCCCGGGACACGAACACCCGACTCTCCCCCCGGGAAAATTCCCCCTTCAGCTGATGCTCGTTCTGATCGATAGCATGAATGAGCGGGCAGGCCGCCGCATACACACTGACGCCCTGCATGGTGCCGTCCACGCAATTGAGCATGGGGGTACGCAGCCGCACCAATCCCACGCAGCCCACCGGCTCCGGGTAAGTAAATTTCGCCGCGAGGGCCGCGTACCGGGGATTGTCCCCCAACGGCACCTCCTGCCCCAGATCCTCTTCCCGGAGAGAGCGGAACAGCCGGTTTTCGATGGTCAGACAGCCGTTCTTTTCCACGGTCCGGCGTTCCAGCAGGGTGTAGTAGGCGTTACCCAGGGTAGTCCGCTCCATGGTGCCCACATCGGTAGGCTCCCCGAAAGGATCCGCAGCAAATATCAGGATCCTGTCCCGGGGGATCACCGTAAAGCGCAGCGTATCCTCCTCCAGCCAGGGCTTCAGATAGCTTTCGCCGCCTACCAGCGCCAGCTGCACCGCCCGGCTGCGTACATCGTCCAATGCCCGGAGCATCTGCTGCAGATACGGGGAATCGGATGCGGCGTTATACTCCGCGAATACGCCCCGCACCAGCTTGCTGACCAGGGTGTAGGCGATACGCTGACAAGGATCCTCCCCGTCCTCCACCCTGTCCCGATAGTAAAGATGAAACCACTCTTCCATAGCCTGCCGCATGGCATCGCTTGTCTTGTCGGAAGCCCCAAAAGCCTCCTGACAGCTGTAAATATCCATATAACCTCCACAAATAGTCATTGAGAATCATTTTTGCAGATCCCGATTTTTTGCGCACCCATCGATAGCGCCCGGTATTGGGACCGGGTGTTTTTTCCTTTGCGGGCGATCAATGATCGCCCCTGCAATTTTAATTTGAAACAGCCCGTCAGATCGAAATCTGTTTAATCCCCTGTCCGGTCTTTGCATTTTCCATTTTCCCGCAGCGCCCGGTGCATGCCCCGGATGTAGCTTTCCAGTTCTCTGATTCTGCCCTTGAGCCGGTGATTTTCCTGCTCCAGCGCATTTCGTTCCTTCCAAAGGGTCTGCTTTGCCCACATGGGCAAAAACCGCTCCCACAGCCAGTTTTTCATGCTAACTCCTTCCCAGCACAGCCATGGCAAAATACCGGATATCGTCCATGGCGTGGTCATTTTCCTTGATCGGGGCATCCTTCCCCTCCTCCGGCTGCCAACAGTAAAGGGCAAATTCCCGAATGGCATCCCGGCAGTTTTCCCCGATCCTCAGTTGCCCCTTTTGCAGCAGGGAGCTGACCAGCCGGATACCCGGGATCACCGCGTTTTTCGCCCGGCGCACCGAAAACCGTCCCCGTTTTCGCAGCACCGCGATCATGCTGGCGGCAGAAGGGTCGATGATCACAAATTCGATGGGCTTCTCCCCTGCCAGCGCCTCCAGGGCGTCGGCGTACTGCTCATCGGTGCGCATGATTCCCGTCTGCCTGCCGTCGTGGTAGTACTCCGCCACCCGCACCGCCACACCCCCCCGCACCGCCCAAAGGCCGGCGGAAAAGGGGTTTCGGGTGCCGTAGTCCACGGAGATGTACCACCGCAACGGCGTTTTGTCGAAAAATGTCGATATTTGCTCTCCCCGCAGCCAATCGCGCACCGCCTCCCTGCTCATGCAGTGCTCTTGGGGGTCAAAATCGTAGATCCGCCCCTGGGCAGCGCACCACTGTCCCAGAACGAACCGGCGGAAGAATACGCCACTGTACAGCCTTTTGTACCGCTGCTTCACATTTTCGCTGAGAGAGGGGTTGTGATCCATGGTAAAATGCAGCGTCAAAAAGCGCTTTTCCTCTGCCTTGCAGATCCACTCCTTGTAAAACCAATGCTCCGGGGACTCCGGATTGCAGGAAAACCACAGCTTCGCCCCCTCCACGGAGCAACGGGCCGCCGTCTGCTCCACAAAGGACCGGGGCATCAGCACCGCCTCGTCCAGCAGCGCCCCCGCCAGGGTGATGCCCTGAATGAGGGCGCAGGCGCTTTCGTCCTGACCGCCGAAAAGATAGTAAGTGTTTTTCCGGCTGCCCAGGCGTACCGTCAGCTTATTTTCCGCCCGATGCTCCGTGATCTGAAACAGCCCGTCCAGCCACCGGGGCAGCGGCAGCAAAATATTTCTGCGCAGCGCACCCACGGTCTTGCCGCAAAGGGCAAACACCTGGTTTTCAAAGCTTGCCATGCTCCAAAGGAAAAACCCCAGGGTCAGTGCCATGGTCTTACCGGAACGCACTGCCCCGTGGCAGATGATCCCGTCAAGCTGTCGTGTCCCCGGGCGTGTCCACCAGGTCATGGCGCGCAGCTGCCGTTTGCTCCAGTTCATCCTCCACATCCTCTCCCGACAAAAGCAAAAGGCTTTCCAAAAGCGGGCTTTCCTCCGCAGCCGCGCCGGCGCCGTCAAACATTCCCAGGTGCTTGCCCAGCAGCTCCAACGCCTTGAGTTTGTCGTAAAATTTCACTTTGATACCGCCGGTGGATCTTTCCACCGAGGCGATGGCGCAGCGCAGCTTTTCATCCAAAGACGCCGTGTCTGCCACCTGCAAGGTCCCATCCCGCACCTGCAAAAGCATCGTCACATCCGCGCTTGCGATGCACTGCAGCTGATATAGGATTTCTTGTTCGGTCATCGCCGTCGCCTCCTTAGAATCGAAACAGCCTCTCGGCCACACCCCCAATCTACCATATTTTTACCGGCATTTCTTCTCGCCTTTTTCTCTACCTTTCCCCATTGCGTTTTTCATTGCGTCCCAACGCCCTTTCCCTTTTCCGGGCATAAAAAAAGCGCCCATAAAGGGCGTTTTTTCTCACTTTTTTATCGTTCATGGCGGCTTTCCATTGTTTGCGCCGCCTCCCCTGTCGCGCCTTACCGGATCGGGCAACAGACGCAAATACCCCCGAAGCGTTGCTTCGGGGGTCTCGCTCACTTTTTCTTTTTTACTTCGCCTTTGTACCAGGCAACGCCTGCGCCGTCCAGCTGATAGACGCACTTACCGTAGGTGCGCTCCTCGTTTGTCCGCAGCGCGCCCTCCGGGCTGAAATACCGCAGCTGATTGTCCACGGTCTGCCAACCGGTAACGGCCGCGCCGTCGCTACCCAAATAGTACCGGGTACCCATCACCGAGACCCAGCCCTTTTTCAGGCTGCCGTCCTGATAGTAGTACCACTTACCGTCCTTCCGGACCCAGCCGTCCGCCGGCTGCTCCTGGGCCAGGGTCGGCACATAATTGACTCTGGTGTTTGCCGACTCCACCACCAAAAGCTCCCGGTAAAGGGTCACCGTCTGGTAGCGGGGGACCATCTCCAGACCCTGGTCCACAAAGCAATCGCCGTCTGCCAGCAGCTCCACCACATAGGTGCCTCTGGGCAGCTTGCTCAGCTGCAGATTTTCCTGCAGCTGCGCTACGACGCCCTTATCATTTTCACAAACCATCCGGCTTCGGGTCACCCGCGTACCGCTTTCGTTGTACACCGCGATCTCCAGTGCCGACAGCTTTCCCATGCGGGTGGTAACTGTACCGCCCAGCTTGGGGTCCTCCCCGGGCTTCATGGTTTTGGGCAGCTGTAGCTCCTCCGCCCGGATATCCTCCGGGTTCAAAGCTTCCACCATCACGCTCACCGCGGGAATAAAGCCGTAGCCCTCCTCGGTCTCCACCCGGTAGAACATGCCCCGGTCACCCCGGAACAGACCGGTTGCCCGCAGACGCTCGCCTGCCGGAATGGTGCGGATCAGCTTGCAGCGCTGCTCACCGATCACGCAGGGCTGGGTGCGCACCGTCGCCTCAAAGCGGGTCAGCAGCCACAGATTGGTCTGCTTCATGGGGCTGACCTCCTCCAGGCTGCCGGAGCCGAAATGCACCAGCCCCTCAAACTCTGCCCATCGGTCGAAGTAGTTGGCAAAGGCCTCGATGCTGCACTTTATGATATCGCCTTCCGGAACGGTCCTGCCGCCGATCCACAGATCGAAGCTTTCCACAAAATACACCGTTCCGTTGACAATGGCGTTGATCAGCACCGCGTGACCGTATTCCTGGCCGGCGGTGGTATCGGTCTTTTCAAAGCCCACCAGGATATTTCTGGCGGTGCGGCGACCCTCGTCGCACACGGCCAGCAGCGCCTCCTCCAGGGTGTAGTCCACAGAGTCATAGGTAATAACGCTGTGACCGCCGGTGGTGGTGCGTCTGTCGATATAGTAGTCATACCAGCGGTTGCCGTCGTTGACCACATAGTATTTATTGATCTTCAGGGCAAACAGCAGATGGCTGACCATCAGACCGCAGTAGCCGTGGAAGGATTCCCGTTCCGCATTGATCTGGGCGGTTTGGAAGGCAGAGGTGGCCTCCTCCACGATCCGCTCCTCAAAGGTCATTTCGGAAAGGGGCTTTTTGGGCTTCTCCTCCGTGGCAAAGGCCGGCAAAGCAAGGGCCGACAGCATTAGCGCAACAGCCAGTATCATTGCCAAAAATCGTTTCATTCGCGGCCCCTCCTTGTCATAGTTGATGTATTATACCATATTCCAGCCTTGGATTCAAGAATTTTTTGTAAACATCTACCACAGCAAAGTAAAAGGGCGGTCATGGACCGCCCCCGCGTATTTAAAAATCCAGGATACCCTTTGCCCGCAGGATGCCGATGGTAAGACCCAGCACCACCGCGATCAGGATCAAAAGGATCCGCTGCTTAAAGACGCCGTTACCGTCGGCGGCTCTTTCTTCATCCAGCCAATAGCGGTTCAGTCCCACCCGCCGGACGATGTTCATGCTGAGCATCTTGTGCATTCTGTCCCGGTCGGTCATAGACTCCCCCTGGGGAAACAGCTCCTCCCGGGTCACGGCATTTTCCTCCGATACCGCTTTGAGCGCTCGAAACCGGGCGTAATACTTTTCAAATGCGCTGTCGAGCATTTTCTGATAACCTGCCAT